GCCAGCGCGTTGCAGATCTTCAGCAGCGTCGGCAGCTTCGCGCCGTTGATGTCCCGGGCGCCGCGCTCGTACTGCTGGAGCACCTGCACCTTGATCCCGGCCAGATCGGCGAGCTGAGACTGAGACAGGCCGGCAGCCTTGCGGAGCTTTTGCAGCCCCTCGCTTTTGTAGGTCACTTTGATCGAGATGTCCATGTTGTTCCTCCCGCTTGACTTTGCCGTGGTTTCGTGGTTATAATGAAAAGGAACGGCGGGCGGGATTTTTCCCGCCGTCCTTCGACCTTACTGCTTGGGCTTTTGGTTCGGCTTTATTGTGATCGTAATGGTGGCAACCTGTTCACACTTTAGAGCCTGTTCCAGCAGCTCGAGCAGTTTTTTCATCTGCTCAGCATCCACGGCTTTGCCTCCTTTCCGCGGTTTTGCTCTCCTTTCTTTCTGTACTCGGCTATCCCTTGCCTGTGATTATATTATAGAGCATTTGCTCTATAATGTCAAGCATAATTCGGCAGATTTTCAACATTTTCCCGCGTTTTTCCACAAAAAAGCCGCACGGCGTCGCTGCCGTGCGGTTTTCTCATTCTTTCCCGAGCAGGTGGTTGATGGTGGTGCCGAGAGCGGTCGCCAGATAGTCCAGCTCGTAGTCAGCGACGACTCGGCTGCCGTTCTCGATCCTGCTGATGACCTTCTGCGTGACGTCCAGCCCGATGATCTGGAGCTTGTAGGCGAGCTGTTCCTGTGACAGGTTTGCCCGCAGCCGTTCCTCCCTGACTCTCTCCCCGGAGATGTTGCACCTGCCGTCTGGTTTGTATATTTTCGCAGCCCTCGCCTCCCTTTATGCTAAAGATGACTATGCAATATTGACTTTACCAGTTTTGGCATGGTAATATTATGCCAAAGATGACTAAACGCTAAAAAGCGCACATAGGAGGGAAAAGCATGGGTACAAGGTTTAGACGCAGCTTTAAGGTGGCCCCGGGTGTCCGGGTAAACCTGAACAAAAAGAGCGCGAGCATCAGCTTCGGCCCGAAGGGCCTGAAGCACACGGTCAGCACGACGGGGAAAAGCCACACGACCGTCGGGATCCCCGGGACGGGTCTGTCATATACGACGAGCTCCGGCGGGAAGTCCGGCGCGCAGCAGGGCGCGGTCAGCATCCCCGCAGCGCAGCGGCCGACGTCGCCGAAAAGCAAGACGGTGGCGCTGCTGCTGTGCATCTTCCTCGGCTTCTTCGGTGTCCATCGGTTCTATGTCGGGAAAACCGGCACAGGCGTCATCTGGCTGCTGACGGCCGGGGCCTGCGGGATCGGCTGGCTGGTCGATATTTTCACCATCCTGCTCGGCGGTTTCTATGACTCCGAGGGCCGTGTGCTGCGGTTCCAGCCCACAGAGGCCGAGCTCGCCGCTGCCGGTGAAGCGCCGGATCCTGACACTGAGGAGTAAAGCCCCACATAACAGAAAAAGCCCGCCCGGGATCTCCGGGCGGGTTTCTGCTTTTCTATGCGGTTTTAGAGTTTCGTGACGTAGTCCAGAGAGATCCAGCCAGCGCCGCTCTTGAGCTTGCCCCACTTGGTCGCGCCGGGGCCTGCGGCTTCGGCGACGATGGTGTAGATGCCCTTGCCCTTGATCTGGCCGGCGACGCCGTAGTTGGTGCCGGGGCCCTTGCGGATGTTCAGCACGTCGGCCGTCGTCCGCACGCGGTAGCTCGTGGCCGTGCCTGTGCTGCCGGTCGAGATGTCCGCAGCGTTTACCCAGCCGTAAACGGTGGAGCCGCCGCCGCTGACCGCCTTCAGGTGGTACGGGTGCGCCTTGCCGGCCGCGATGGCCGTGATGGTGGCCTTGCCGGGCTTGCAGATCTTGGCGTTCTTGGCCGCCGCGCTGGTGTAGTGCTGCGTGCCCTTGAAGTCGACCACGTCGCCGACCTTCAGGCCGGTCTCTGTGTTGCCGGAGGTCTGGCCGCCGGTGCTGCTGCCTGCATCCTTGACGCCGAGACGCTTGTTGACTTCGGCGGCGATCTGGCCGTGGCGGTTGTAGAGGTAGTCGCCCGGGCAGCTCTTATTCGCGTAGTCCCTGTGCACGGTCATGTTGCAGCCGTTCAGGTGGTTCACGCGGTCGTTTTTTCTGGTCGACCAGACGAGGCGCTTGATGCCGTTGCGCTTGCAGATGTCGGTCACGAGATCCAGCAGCGCGGCGTATGCCTTCGCGGAGACGGGCCAGTCAGGCGCGCCGCCGTTGTTGGCGACTTCGATGGTGACGGCCCGCTGGTCGTTGGCGTTGGACGAGGTGCACCACGAGCGGTTTGCCTCGTCGACGTAGAGAGCGACGCGACCGTCGGTGCCGACGCCGTAGTTGCTGGACGCCTGTCGGGCCGAGGACGCGAAGATCTGGCCGCAGGTCTCGACGGAGCAGTTGCCCGCCATACAGTGGATCGTGATGGTGTCGATCGCGTGGGTACGCTTGCCCGAGTGGTTCGGGCTCAGCTTGGTGTAGCTGACGAGAGGGCTGTTACTCATGGTCGTCATCTCCTTTCCCGTTGCTGAGCTCCTCGAGGGTCTCGCTGGTGACGGCCTCGCCGGGCTTCAGCTCGATGTCGTTGGTGTTCTGGTTGGTTTTCATGTTGATCCCTCCTGTGAAAAAAGGGCGAGCCCGTGGGCCCGCCCGTGTTATTAGTCGATCAGCAGGCCCTCGGTGTTGAGCTGCTTGACCGCTGCCTCGATGGCATTGTTGACGCTTTCCTCGTTCAGGTCGAAGCCCTTGGACTTCAGGAACTCGAGGACGTACTGCTTCTTCTCGTCGCCGCGGCCTTGTCCGACGTAGATCTGCTCAGCGGCAGCGACGCCGATCTTGGCCCATGCCACCAGCTCGCTGCGCTGCTGCGCGGTGGTCTTGCTCTTGATCCACGGGATCAGGAACACACTGACCACAGTGGCGGCCAGAGCGATGACTGCGTTGACGACGGGTGTGATGTCGATAGTGTTCATCCTTTTGCCTCCGTTTCTTCAGAGCTCCCGGTCTGATCCGGGAGCGGGTTGCCGTCCGCGTCGAGCCCGTGGCGGTTTCTGCTGACCTTTTCCCCGAGGCTCTTGGCGGCGTATGTGATTAAATATCCGATGCAGGCCGTGAAGATGGTGCTCGTCAGGTCACTGACAGGATCCAGCCCACGGGCTGCCAGTGAGTAGGACGCGATCGGGCAGACAGAGGCCACGATGGCCGCCCAGTAGGCGAGCCTCTTGCTGGCCTCGATCTTCTTCTTTTTCGACCGGCGCCGGCGGCGTCTGGCTGCCATGTCTGCCTCCTTTCTACTCGAGGATCGCTTGGATCCCCTGCTTGGTCAAAAAGTCCTTTTGCTCGTGTTTTACCTTGGCCGCGTAGTCGAGGGCCGCGTGCATATCCCCGTTGCACTTGGCGTCAGGGATGCGCTGCACGGCCTTGGCTGTGGCCTCAGCGAGGGCGATGGCCGCGTTGGTGCTCTGGATGGCAAGGAGCTGAAGCTCCTCCCGGGCGTGTTCGCGCTCCTCGGCCTTTGCGCGGGCCGTCGCCTCCTGTTGTTCTCGCTTTTTCTCGCGCTTTTGGATCCTGTGCTCCAGCAGCCAGAAGAAAAAGCCGGTCACGGCAGTCGGGATCCCCATCATGGCGATCAGGCTGCCGATGCTCATTTCAATCATAGACTCACCTCACAAAACTGGAGGGCCGCGAGCTGCGGCCCTCCGTATTTTTTAGGCTTCTTCCTCGAAGTAGCCCATGTCGACGAGATACTGATGGACGCGGGCCTTCAGCTTCGCGGGGACGTTGTCCTCGGTGATCTTGCCCATGATGATCTCGCCTGCATAAAGACGTACCAGCATTGTGCGCTCCTCCTTTCCTGAAAAAGTCAGTAACAGCCACGCGAGGGCCCGGGCGATCATTTGGTCGCTCCTTCCTCCGCGGTGCCGGCGTTTGCCGCCGCCTCGAGTGCGGCGATGGCGTCCTCGACCTGCTGGCGCAGTTTCTTCGGGACGTCGTTGATGGTCATGGTGGAGCCCTCACGGGTCAGCTCTCTGACGTACAGCTCGACGATCTTGCTCATACCGTCGCCTCCTCTCCGTAGACCACGTCGGCCAGCTCCATGATGCAGCCCTTCAGCAGCTCAATGGTGTCAGCCTGCTCGGCGATGGTCTTGTCCTTCTCGGCCGCTTCGGCCTCCTTCTGGTGCAGCTCTTTGATGCTGTCGCTCTTGTGCTTAATCATGCAAAGTTACCTCCGATCGACTGGATGTAGCAGGTTTCGGTTGCGGAGCCGCGGAGCAGCTTCACCTTGACCTTGACGCCCCAGTCGCTCGCGGTCTTGGTCGTGTTGGTGAAGAAGCGCTTCTGGCTGTTCAGGGCCTTGGTGGTGATGTCCTCCCATGTCGGGCTTGCGTCGTTGCCGTTGTTGCAGATCCAGACCTGAAGCGTGCAGCCGGCCGGGAAATTGCCCTGAATATTGACGAGGGCCTTGGTCGGCATGGCGTCGGCCGTCATGGCGACGGTCTGGACAAACTCGACGGAGGTGACGGCCTTGGTGAAGGTCAGCGTCCTCACGACGGAGGCGTCCTTGGCGTCGGTGGCCTTGATGGTGAGGGTGTGCTGCCCGTTGGTCAGCTTGAGCCACTGGTCGCCCGTCAGGCTCAGGGTGTTGGTCTGGCCGAGGGTGGCAGTGTAACTCTTGATCGCCACGCCGTCCAGAGACTCGACGACGTCGACCTGATGGCCGTCGGCGTCGGTCACGACGTACTCATGCGTCGGGGCCGCACTGCTGAAGCTGCCGAGGTCGCCGTCGCTGCCGCTGATGACGGGCGCCCGGTTGTTGATGACCGTTCTGGAGGCGCTCGTGGTGTATGCAGACTCGGCGCCGGCTGCGTCGTATGCCTTAACGCGGAACTGGATCGAGGTGGAGCCGTAGGTCACGGCCACGGAGTAGGTGCGGGACGACCCCTTGTAGATCTGCGTCCATGTGCCGGAGTCCACCTTTTTCTCGAGGATGTAGCCAGAGAGGTTACCGTCCGAGTCAGTGGAGGCGCCCCATGTCACGGTGATATTTTCGCCGCCGATGGCCTCGCTCGGCACGTTGATGGTGCTCGGCGCGGTGGGTGCCTGATTGTAGATGACCGTGTAGCAGCCGTCCGAGTCGGTGGAGTCGGAGACAAGGAGATCAGAGGAAAGATTACAAGCGGGGCGCAGGCCGTCGTAGCCGCCGCAGGCGCTGTTCCTGTACAGCGCGCCATCGGCGTAGACGAGGCGGGCGGGGCGGGGGGGCCCCGCGGCGGGGGCGGGGCCCCGCCCCCAGCCGCTGGGCGCTCAGGCCGGAGATGAGCTGCGGCTGGTGACCAGCAATTCCATG